TGTTTTTGTTGTTTTATTCCATTCTTCAACGCCATAACGTGAGCTTGTAGTGTCAATCCAATATGTACCTGCCGCCGGTGCGCCGCGTGGTTCTGACGATGTTTGTACAATTTGTGATAGGTCAACATTCGCACGTACAACATAAGCACGACTGCTAATGCCTAATAAACTATAAGCGGCTTGTAGACCGTATTCGTTTAGTTCGCCACCATGCACTGGGTTGCTATTTGTATCAGTATAAAATAAAGGAGTACCAAATGTGTCAGTTAGATCTCTCTGACTAGTAATAGTCCATACTTTACCATTATTACTTTCTAGTGTACCAGGCGCAACTGCTGTTCCTGATGGATTATTTTTGTTAGCTTTTGTAGCTACGAATATAAGTGGTACTGTACCGGGAATCGCGGTTGTGTAAAAACTCTCGTCAATTACTTGTACTTGTACGCCTGCTGAAGTCAATCCTGCCATTTGTTAATCTCCTTAATGGATTATCATTTTATATATTTAGCGGTTAATTGATTTTTTCCCGGATTAAATACTTGGTAAAGGGCAGTAAAAAGGGCGCAATATGAGAGATATCTGCAACAAGTGTCAAAAAAGGCCAGTGGCTATTAACTATTACAAAGAAGGGAAACCTTTCTATAGGTCAACCTGTGATCATTGTTCTAGAAATAGAACTGACGGAACACCGCTATGGAAACGTGCAGGCTATAAGAAAAAAACCGCATGTGATAAATGCGGTTTTAGTTCAAAATATCAAGAGCAATTTGACGTATATTTTATCGACGGAGATATGACCAATTGTAGGTACACTAATTTAAAAACAGTATGCGCCAACTGTCAACGTATTTTATATAAGTTAGGTCTAGGATGGAAGCAGGGCGATCTCACACCTGATTTTTAATGGCGTTAAATAGTTCGTCGATAGTTCCATCGTTTGAAATAATAATATCTATATCGCCGCCTACCCAGGCAGTTTCGCTGGCGTGGATTTTTAATTCTTCTAACTTTTTCTTACCAAGAGCCCAACCCATGAATTTGTCGCCTTTGTTAGCGTTAACTGCATCGTCATACCACTCTGGTTCCGGGCCACGTTTCACGCGAATGACCTTACCGCCTGCATTATGAATTGCTTTGATTTCGTTAGGAAAACGTACATCACTAATAACAATATTATCAGTCGAACTACGGAGTTTATTTTCTAAACTGGCAATCCAGATATCATCATGGAATCCTGCACGACAGACTTCGGTACCCCAGTATTGTAATACCCAACGTGGAGTAAGATTGGGCATGTTTAAGCGTTCTGCCCACCACGGATCTACTTGTTCACGCCATTCACGAGCTTGCGTAGTGCGACCTTCTAACATGGTACGGTCCCATCCAAATACCGCGGCAACTGCATCTTTTAGCGTGTTTGCAAATGAATCACGACGGAAACCGTGAAAATTAACTAGATAGTCTGCGGCAGTATCTTTGCCCGAACCAATAAACCCAACAAACCCTATAATCATGGCATCCTCCGTGTGATACTATAATTTATTACATTTAGATTAAATTGTCAAGATTAGTTTAACCAATTACAAAAGTTAACGGGCTTCCGCCAACTTTGTAATTTATCAAATCTTGCTCTAAAACTTCTAGTTCGGCTTTACCGTCTGCTTTTAACGCAGTGCCATTAAGTGTTGTTCCGCCTTGTGGGCTGGCAATAGTGGCAAACTTTTCACGAGCATCACCTAACATAATCTTACAGGTGGCAAGCGCAAAGTCTTTAAGCCAAATACCAACATACGGATCCTAGAACAAGGTAAAGTCGGGCCTGTAATTATAAAGCCACAATAGAATCGATTCTTCACCCCTGGGCCTTTGAAGAATCGTAAGTTTCTTGGTAGTAGCGTTCCAGGTAAAGTCTATTTCGCTACCGAACATTTTACCAACCAACTTTTGATAACTGGCAAATGCAAAGTATGTAGCTAGGCCACCCATATTACTAGAATTTAACAAATAAGTATTTGTATAGGCTAAGTTAAATGGTTCAAAGATTGTACCGCCATCGCCGCCGCCGGTCCTAGAACCAACACTTCTACGGAATAACTGACGAACTTCCATAACTTCCGGAGCTAGTATGTACTCATTTACATCCTGCTGTAAGGTCATAAAAGCATAACTTTCTTCTGTGCTAGATTGTGCTCTTTGACGGAATTTAGCTAAAGCCCTGTTTATAGCAACATCATAATGTTGCGGCTCCAATTCAATATCGATCATGCCGTCGCCAAGCATGGTTTTTATGTAGTTAACTACTTCTTGTCTGGTTATTTCATTGTCGGTCATAACAATATTTATGCCATAAATATAAGACTATGCCACGCTTATCCTTATACCGACCAGAAAAAGGGAACGATTTTAAGTTCCTAGATCGTTCTATAAACGAACAATTTCAAATAGGCGGGACCGATATTTTTGTCCACAAATATTTGGGTCCTGTCAACCCTGCTGATGGGGAATCTACACCCGGTGTTCCTACAAATACTAGTCTTGTTCCTGAACTGGGAATACAAGATTTAATATTTTTAGAAAATAGAGACAGACATTATGATCAGGACATTTATCAATTGCGTGGAATTTATACCATGCAGGATATTGATTTTAACCTAAGCCAATTTGGACTATTTTTACAAAATGATAACATAATGATAACGTTTCATTTGCGTAATACCTTCGATGCCCTAGGTAGGAAGATTATGGCAGGAGACGTTTTCGAATTGCCACATTTAAAAGATGAATATGCTCTCGATGATTCTATAGTAGCACTTAAACGATACTATGTTGTCACTGATGTTACTCGACCTGCATCGGGATATAGTCAAACATGGTATCCACATTTACTTCGCGCTAAATGTCAACCACTGATCGATAGTCAAGAATTTAAAGAAATCCTTGATGCACCTGCAGGTGATGGTAATAAAACTTTACGAGATGTTATCAGTACCTATAACAAGAGTATGGAGATTAATAAAGCAATACTTGCCCAAGCAGAATTAGATTCTCCACAGAGCGGATATAATACTACTCAACTGTTTACAATACCTATTACTCCTGAAGGATTTATAGATTATGTAAGTGCAGGGGACGATAAGATTACTGTAGACACAAGTAACCCAAATATAGATGCAAGTACTGTGTTAGATACTCCAGCAAAAGAAGTATATGTAGGATATTTAACTGAAGATGGTATTCCGCCAAATGGCGCACTATACGGATTTAGTGCAAGTTTTCCTTCAGGTGCAGGAGAAGGCCAATTCCATCTACGTACTGATTATTTTCCGAACAGATTATTTAGATATGACGGTAAGCATTGGGTTAAGTATGAGGATAATGTACGAATGACTATGACAAATCTTGGAGCCGCCGAAACTGCACCAACAGGATTGTTCCCTGGCAAATCAATTAAACATAACCAAAAGAACTCGTTCTTCAATAATACTAATACTGCTACAATTTCAGGAAGTGTTGTTAAAGAAAAACAAGCATTGTCTAAAGTTCTTAAACCAAAAGCGGATAATTAAAAATGGATTATTTTTATGACGGTCAGGTTAAAAGATACCTGACACAATTTATGAGACTGATGAGTAACTTTAGTTATAAAGATGCTAAAGGACAGATAATTGAGGTTCCTGTTAGATACGGTGACATGAATCGACAGGTTGCTCAAATATTAAACAAAAACAGTGAAAATGTGATGCCTAGTGCTCCTTTTATCGCATGTTATATTAAAGATCTGCAACACGACCGATCACGTATGCAAGATCCTACCTATGTAAGCAAAGTGAACATTAGAGAGCGAGATAATCGAGGACAGGGTGCAGGATATACAGTCGAACGACTTATGCCAACTCCATATCTTGCTACATTTTCGGCAGACATATGGACAACAAACACTGATCAAAAATTACAGTTATGGGAACAAATTACTGTGTTTTTCAATCCCAGTCTTGAACTACAAAGCACAGACAACTATATTGATTGGACTAGTCTAAGTGCGGTTGAATTAACTAGCCAAACATTTGAGTCTAGATCAATACCGCAAGGATTAGAAACAGATATCAGTATTTGTAACCTAGTGTTTAGTTGTCCAATATGGATCAGTCCTCCTGCTAAGGTTAAAAAACTTGGCATCATTACAAAAATTATTTCTAATGTATTTGTTAGTGCAAATGTAGCTGACCAAGGTACTCCTGGAGCATATTTTGATGCACCGTTAGTTGATTTATTCACTGGAGAGATTAACAATAAAAAAATTGTTGTTACTCCTGGAGATTTTGGGTTGATCGTTTTAAATAATGCGGCTTCTTTAATACATACTCATAGCTCTTCCGATACTACCCTAACATCTGTTTCTGAGATGTCAGAAAGAACCAATTGGTATAGTATACTAGATATATATCCTGGGCAATTTAGGGCCGGACTAAGTCAACTAAGATTAACAAGGCCAGACGGAACAGAAATTGTTGCCTATATCAGTTTAAATCCCACAGATGATTTTTCTATGAGTATATCTCTCGACCCGGATACTGTCCCTACTAATACCATCATAAATGGAAGAGGTAGTATTGATGCAATAATAAATCCCTATACATTTGATCCTAAAAATAAAGTTATAGGAGTTAGATACTTGATTTTAGAAGATATAAATCCACATCCGCACGACGAGCATACTGGACCAAGTGAATGGATCACTGATAACGGTAACGACCTTAGAGCTTCAGCAAACGATGTAATCGAGTGGAACGGTACATTCTGGGCTGTTATTTTCAATAGTTCTGACATACGGCAAGTTACATACATAACTAATTCATATACAGGTATACAATACAAATGGTCGCCAATAGATGGTGACTGGCAGTGGTCTAAGAGCTACGAAGGTATATACGATCCAGGAGCATGGCGTCTAATTTTATGATAGTATGTAGCGGCGGTTTATTTTTATCAAAAGATACTAAAAGATTTTTATTTCTATTAAGAACTCAAGGAAAAACTGCAGGAACTTGGGGATTTGTTGGCGGCAAAAAAGAACCAATTGACCAAACTCCATACGATACCCTAACTAGAGAAATATCCGAAGAAGTAGGTCATGTGCCTAACATTACAAAAATGATTCCGTTAGAGCAATATACTAGTAACGATCAGCATTTTAAATATAATACCTATATTATCTTGGTAGAAAAAGAATTTATTCCTACTCTTAATAACGAACATTCTGCGTATGCATGGTGTGATTATAATTCATATCCTAAACCGTTACATCAAGGAGTTAGGTCTAGTCTAAACAATAAATCAATTAAAGGCAAAATTGAACTTATTTTAAATCTTATATGATCTAAAACCTTCTTCAAGTCCTAGTAGTTCAAACTTATAATAATCTAATTGGAGAGAATCACCGGTTAAATTGAGTCCGTTGCATCCTATAATTTTTATTCCTACAGGATCAATATCATGTACATGGCAAAATAATTTTGCAAGTTCACTCATTTTATATTTTGTATGATAGACCATATTAATGTCGCGATGTAATTGTTCATCTTTGATAATGGTTAATATCATAGGAACAATGTCTTTCAAGTATATATAATCAAAATATACATCATTATTGATATCGATACTTTTATTTAACAACAACTTTTTAAAAAATCGAGTGTCGGCTTCTTTTTTGTAAATCACCCCAAACAATCTTAAGTTAAAAAAATTATCAGTTTCCCTTATTATCCTAGCTATGAGATTTTTTGCATATCCGTAACTAGTGTAAGGTAAATGATTTAACACACTATTTTCAGTGACCAACCAATTATTTTTAGTTAGGTCATATTCGTATGCTGTTCCTACATTAATTAATTTTTTATATTTGTGTTTATTGTTCCACAAGTTTCTAAACATCCATAAACTATCAGTAGTGTACACCTGTTCTGTGCTAAACAAATCATTGCGGCCGGTTAATGCACAATGTATAACAATATCTACTTTATGTTGATCTAAATAATCACTAACTTGTTTTTCATTAAACAAATCTAATTCTTCTTTGCCGGGATTTAATATTTCGTAGGGTAATTCTTGAGATAGAAAACTACCTATAATTCCTTTGCCGCCTGTTATTAATATTTTCATGTTAGAATTTAACTGCCAGATCCCATGTCGGATTAGTTTGATCTCTGTTGCTAATTATTAAATTATCTTTAATTGCCCAGTCTATGTTTAAAGTAGGATCATTCCATGCTATACCACATTCTTTTTCTGCACTATGGTATTGATCTACTTTATATCCAACTAATGTATTATCTTCTAAAGTTACAAACCCGTGGTAACATCCTCTAGGAATATAAACAAGGACAGGATCATTAGCTGAAATTGTAATAGTAATGTGTTGACCGTATGTTGCTGAGTTTTTACGAGCGTCTACAATAACATCTTGTATACTGCCAGTCAGCACTTGTACAAGTTTTCCGGGAGTCATATCATCAGCTTGGGAATGTAGACCTCTTAGTGTACCTGCTTTATTATTCTGACTCCAAAATTCAAAGATAAAATTATTCGGAATAGCATAATTGTTAATCCAAGATTCACGGAAAGTTTCTGAAAACCAGCCACGGGTGTCAGACAGCCTTGTTAATGGAAATAATTTAACGCCAGGAATTAAGAGTTGTTTGATCATATACTATTATATAGTATCAAACAACATTGTCAATCAATAATTTGAATTAAAATGCGCTAGCAACCAATCGACGCCACGTGTTTGTTGCTACACACATATATACATAGGTCGAATCATAGGCAATTTGTCCTATTATACCTGCACTATTACTAGATGCAGGTACTGGTAATGGAAAATCTAGATAATATAGATATTGTGTAGCGGCAACTCCAGACTGCACAGTAATTGTCCAATCTAATAATGTTGCATCATACCCTGTTACGACACTGGTAGCGGTAACTACAGTGAAAACCCATGCATCTGTATTGTTTCTTCCGGTAATCTTTCTTCCATTAGTCAGCGATCTAATAACAGTTGATGCGGCGGCATTCGTACCTCTACAGGTTAAGAAACCGTTTGTCCATTCTGTACTAGCCATCCCTCCGGCAAGTTCACCGTAGGTTACTGTATCTGGCGCGGCGACTAATGCCCCGTTAACGGTAATATTGCCCGCCGCCGACACGCTCATAGCATTTGCACCTAGATACACAGTACTCGAACTTACATATAAACTTCGCCATCTTGCAGTTGCAGATCCTAAATCATATGTAACATCTGATGTAGGTAATACATGACCGTTAAAAGTTGAATTTGAACCAACGTTTAACGCACCACCGATACCTACACCGCCCGCAACTACTAATGCACCGTTGGTAGTATTAGTAGAAACTGTAGTAGGCGTTATGTTAACAAGCGTACTACTAACACTCAGCAATGTATTTGTTAATGTGGTAGCATCTTGCATTATTCTTAGTGTGCCAAAAGACGACACCATTGCAAATCCGCTTGAATTGCCTGTTAGTCTTAATATAGGTGATTGATTATTTCCGCTATTGGTTAAAATTAATCCTGTACTAAATGTCGGTAATGTAGATCCGTCAGTCTGACTAACTGTTACTCTATTTGTTTGGAAGGTAGTTCCGTCAAATGTTAAATTAGCAGAAAATACAGTTGAACTGGTAGCTGTTTGATACGGAATCCTTGTAGGAAGGCCGCCTGCAATATTAGTAGCTAGAGTAGCTATATTAGATGTAAGTGCAGTATATGCCAATGACGCAGTATTAGCAAAACCTGCTGTGGTAGCAGTTGTGGCATACAATGCACTGACAATCGTGCCAACAATGTTTCCGCCAACATATAAATCGCCACCGATGCCAACTCCGCCAACAACTGTTAATGCACCTGTAAGAGTACTAATTGATGCTTGTACAGAAGTTGCAGCCAGTGTTGTAAAGGCTCCGCTATTTTTAGTTCCTGCACCAACAGTACCAGTTAACGGCCCCCTTAAACTGCCGGCAAATAAATCGCCACCAATGCCAGCACCACCTGACACTCTTAACGTACCCGTTACTGTAGAAACAGCGGCAATACCTGCTGTAAGGTTTGTTGCTTTGTTAAAATTCCAACTATCGTCTGCGGATGCATAATATATTTGGGGTTTGTTTGAAGGAAGATCAACAGTAAATCCTGCACCGTTTGCGGCAGCGGCATTAACTGACCCTTGAGCAATTACTATATTTTTATCTACAATACTAATATTTGTAGAATTAATCCAAGTAGCAGTACCATTAACTTGTATACCGCCTGCAATGAATACATCTCCACCAATACCAACGCCGCCTGCAACTACTAATGCACCTGTCGATGTATCTGTACTGGGAGTAGTATTTTTTATAGATAGTGTAGAATTATTATATGTAAAGTTTGCACTAAATGTAGTGCTCCCTGTTGATGCTTGGAAAGGTATTTGATATTGTAGACCGCCAACTATATTAGATGCAGAATTTGCATAGGCAACATTAATGGCCGCACTAGCAGTCCAAATTGGAATAACTCCGTTACTCATTAATATAGAACCGGTTGTTGCTATAGGAATAAACGCTGTTGTAGAAACAGTTGATTGATATACTAAAGAACCTCTAGCTCCGCCTATAAGAGTTAATGCCGAGTTCGCTGTAGAAATAGTTCCAAC